GCCCCCTCGATGGTTGAGAACAACCCTACGACATTGCGTAGTTAACCGGGGCTTCCCATACTAGAATGATTTCGGATTCTTTAAAGATTGAATCCGTTTGATATAGTCACTGGGAAAACCCCTGGTTTTTTATCCCTAGCGTAAGCCGGGATTGTACATAGTTCCGCAGGTCCTTTGGACCCCGTTGTCGGCGACCAGTGTAGGCTAGATGAGTAAGGAGAAACAAAATGTGACAGTTGAAGTTATGGTTATGGGGATGGGCTCCCATGGAATGTAAAGCCCTTTGAGACTTCCACAGTTGCGTCGATTTAATGATGCAATTTTACTAAAACTGTTATATGGCTGGTGAATTCCGCGCGAGGGCGGCTAAATCGGTTTTTCCACTTGTCCGCGTTACTGGCTGACCGTGGGGAGCTAGCAACTCTTTTCGGTGGTGGCAAAATAATAATGGGCTCTGTCACCATCCCTCTGAGACTGGATTGGAAACCCAGGGTAGGAGGAGAGGACGGCACGAAAGATCTACCCATGTGTGCTTCGTGTCGCAGCAAGGTCAAGCTATGAGGTTGGGAGAGATTCTCGATCAGACCGGGGTTTTCTGTAGGTGTGGCCAATTGGTCGTGTCTATGCTCGTTTTGACTTAATAACGGGGCAATTCGCAAGTTTTTCGCTGTGATGAGGCGACTTGACGGCTTCGGGCTTATTACCCTGAGTGAATAAATCCATTAGTGCAAATGCACAAAAAAACAACAAAATGAACGCCAAAAAGAAGCAAGGCAAGGCACAAAAGCAGAGTTCGAATATGAACGATGCCGCAGAAGTCTTGCGCTTGAAGAAGGAAGTCGCTTCTTTGCGTTCGAACCCCAAAAATTCTTCCTTTAATTTATCTGAGTGTGCAAAAAAGTTCTTGATAGCTCAGGCGAATCCATTCAATGTGGCAGCTATGGGAGCGTGTGTCCCACACGAACCTGCCCCCAACAGTCAGAAGGCGACTTTGAAAACGTCGTTCACGATGACCATTGGTGGTGCAAACAATGCTGCTTCTGTTGGTGCCATTTATTTTACCCCGTGTCTTAACTATAATACGCCATGTGTGTATTATACTAACACTTCTTTAGTAAATTTATCACCAACATCGGATTTCACCGGGGCTGAAGTTGCACCTTTTTGTTCAGCTGCATATTTCAATTCACCATACTCTGTAAGTGATTTGACTTTAACTGATTACAACACTCCTGCCGCCTCGGGGCGGATAGTTTCCTACGGTGTGAGAATTTCGAGTGAAACCGCTACTAATTTTAATGGCGGTGTTCTCTATTTTTTCGCGGATCCATCACATTCAAACGTGATGAGGGCTCCGAAGACCACTATCCTTTCCCAAGCACAATGTGCCCGCATGCCAATCGGTGAGAAACTTAAAACGCAGCCTTTGATTTTTTCCTTAGGTCCGCAGTTTGTAGACGAACAACAATACCCTTCACTTGGGGGTATTAATTATGGCAATGATTGTATTATTGGAAACTATCCGTTATCAAGAACTCAATCAGCCATTTCTTATACAACTGGAGACCGATACGGAAACGGTCAAAATTACAATGCTGTCTCTGGTGTGGATACCTCAACCAAAACAGTTACATTGTCCACTGCTTTATCTCGTTCCATGGCATCTGGAGAAACCATCCAAATCCTCGATTCTTCAAAGAAGTTAATCGGCTACACGTACTTAACCGCTGCTGCCAACGCGGCTGGAACAACTGTTGTCGTTAATGACACGACAAACATCAGTTCTGGTTGCTTTTTGGGTTCCGGTATGCCTAGCAAGTTGAGCGAGGCGTATTCGAGCAATGGTACGATGTTTGTTCCTGGAGGTGCACCAGCTGTGGTTTACATTGACCCTTCAAACGCTAGCACTGAGTGCACGTTTTTGATTGAGCTTATAGCCCACGTCGAGTATGTTGGAACAAAGACTTCTGCTCTGCAGACACCAAGTCATGGTGATTCATATGCTTTGTCCAAAATTATGTCCAGTTTGTCTCAAGTTCCAGCCTTAGTGGCTGCTTCTCCATACACCCCCTGGTTGAAGCTGGCTGCTCAGGCTGCCATTCGTGGTTTTGAGAGTTATACTGGGATCGGCGTTGTGTCTGCAGGTATGGCGGCGCAAGCAATCCAGAAAGCCCTCCGTTTATGACGTTTTCGCGGACGGGACTGGAAAGCGTTTGATAAATTACTCAAAAAGGTCCAAAGCTCACAAGTAGGACCTACACCAACATTAAGCTTTTTTGAGCGATTGCAAACAAATTCTCTAGTCTGCGATTCCGCTGATATTAAACAATTATACATTGACACTATGACTTTTGTCAATGCCATTTGTACATTGTTAGAAACAAATGAAATCCGCTTTTATGACGAAGTGTTAGGCACTTCAATTAATAGTAAACTGATCACCCAGCACATACGAGCATACTCAATTGAAGTAAGTCACGAATTTGCAACTGGTCAATCATTAATTGGTTCCGTTAATACTCCTTTTAATGGCGGGTATATCACAAATTTGAATAGTGAGCAGGTCTTGCCCCTCACAGTTTTGTCAGATATTGGAACAAATACCAATAGGTGGCGTAAAGCTTATGCTGTGTCTTTTGAAGGAAACGGAACTTCGAACCTCACGACATTGAATTGTACCACATTTGGAAATAGCCAGAATCGCGTTTCTAACGCCTGGATTATAAACTTGAATGTAACTTCCGGTGATATAAATACATTGTCCACAGGTGATATAGTTTCCGGTAAAAGTACCAGTATGATTGGGTCTAGTACAAATCGTTTTCACCAAATCTATGCTGCTACTTTAGATTGTACTAATCTTCGTCTGAGCTACATCCCGATGAATTATGATGGTGGATTAACTGGAACTTCGACTGTTAACAACTGGGGTCTAGGGAAATCCCTTGACCTAGACCCTGGTGTTTACCAGATTAATGCATGTTCAGGTGGTGGTGGTAGTGCTGTCGCCTCTGTGTGCATTACGAAAGCCCAGATAACTGGTTATGTGTGGACCTTTAATTTAAATCAGGCCCACATTTTGGCTGCAGATAATGCGATATACACCGGTTCTTTGAATATCGCTGCTTCGGCCTCAACTGTTATTCGGTTAACATCTACTACCACTATATATGTCTACGGATGTTATGCTTCGGCAAGTTCTTGGTATAAGATGTCCGTCATGCAATTGAGCTTATGACGTGTTGCACCACCCTTAAATAAGGTGGTGCATTATCTTTTACTAAAGAAATGTACAAATTGTAAAGAAAATGTAAATAAAAAATTTTTCCACATTATCTTATCTCCTCTCAAATGTGTTATTGACGAGGCCAGTCTTTTGGTGGGGTATAACGATAATGAGTGGAATAACAAGAAATTGAAATGCCTAATCTTTTTTTTAAGATTGGGCCAACGCTGCTTTTCTAATGATATCTTATTTCATTTGAAGGTGTGGTTGGATATAAAATCCTTCGCGGTACAACACACCACACAAAGCACGGAATCATCATTCATTAAGTCGTCACATGGTGAAATCACTGAAGGTGACGACTTTGAATTTCCGAAGATAGAAGAATTTGACTTGTTCATTTTAGGTTCAATTCGGTACCGTTTGTTACAAAACGAGGATTTCGATGCGCGTGTTATATGTAATTTAATTAGTAATATTCAGGATGATTCTTGTTTTCGAACAATCTATTCTGAATACTATTTTTATTACACAACATTGAATGAAATTTATGAATTGTTGTATTGTATAGAGGCTGATGAAGATGATCGACGTGAAGTTGCGCGTATGTTGAATCAATATACCGTTCTCACGTCCTATTATTTTCTCGAGATCTCAAAAGTCTATGGAGATGTGTATTCACATATAAGTCGTTATACGACTTCCCTTGGGACATTTTATGAAGATATTGCCGGGTTTCGGCCCCAAATTCATATAAGTCCCATAACCCATAGATGTACCCAGCCATGGTGTGCTGTGAGACGATACACTTCGAATATCAACGGAAATAATGGTTCCTATACTAATACTGATGATCATGATACTCCTAAAGAGAAACATGACGCCAGGAAAAGGGAACATAAATCAGCAGCGTTGCGTAGAATCCATTCCAAGGCTCCTGCAGACGGAAAACACAAGAAAGTTACTTGCGGCCCCCCCGCGAGCAGTATTGTGGCGCCTGTAGAGCCAACCGCTCCTACCCTTCCCCGTTTGAAACCTGCCTATTTCCATAATGGGCATTTGTTTCTTATTGAGGACAGGAAAATAAAGCGAATAATGGATAAATTCGAATTATATGAAGGCATAAACCTAAATATCTCTCCGGTTAAGCTCCCACCATTTTCTATGTTTGGTCGGGATTTTGCGGCACGAACTGTACAGTTCACACCTGAATTATATAATTATATGAAGCTGTGCTTGCGTGTGCTCCCCAATGAACCACGCAATTACACTGCATGTCATATGTTTATAGTCGATACCTTTTCTTTTTTTGAGGACGCTCAATTAAGTTTAGATACTCTTCAGGTGTTTTGCTTCAAAAATCAGGTTAGTTCAACGCCTCATAATATAACAGGCATTGCAACGGACTTGGGCATACCAATGTCTTGTGGTTCACTCTTTGTTCAACCGACTGAGTTATCCAATGTACCTGGTTGGTACAAATTCAACCGTGCATGGAATATTGAGTCGAGCCATGGGTTCGAGTTTGAGCTCGGGCCCGATGGAACGATTTTAAAATGTAATTTTAAAACGCACAAGGAGATTCAAATCACGGACAAGAATAAGAGGCGATATTTTTCTTTCACCCCAAAGGAACCCTTTCAAGTGTACGCTAATTGTGCTCATAATGTTGAGCAGGCTTTGCGTCGTTACTTCAAAGTGGTTTCTGGTGGGTGGAAGGAGGAAGAGTTGCGTCGAGCACGTCAGATGAAGCTGATTTCTGGAATTCCAGTAGAAGTTTTATCTAACGTTGCGGATGCACTCGGGGCTAATCTTACCCCGGTTCGCACTCGAAGACGAGAGATTACGGTTATAACCTTCAAACCAGCCTTAAGTTATGGTGAACCCTATGTTCGTTATGATCAAGTTCACCATCATTGCCCCCGCAACAATCAATCCACAATGTTGCGCATCATTGACAAGTATGGTCAGGATCTTCCGGCCCAGATTCATTTTATGAGATTTCAGGACAGCCTTCGAGCTTTCTTTGGACCTTATTGGGACTGGGTTATTGACCACGCTTACTCTCCCGCTTATCAGTGGTTAGATAGTTATGAACTACTAAAAGTTTTAACTTTTTTGCCACATCCAAAGCGGGCGTTATATCGCAATTATGTTGAGAATCAACTTTCTCGCATTATTGCCAATGATGGGCAGATTGAGTCCAAATTTAAATGGGAGTTTGGTAAGGTTGGGAAGGTTGGTAGGCTTTACGCTTCCGGTCAATGGTTAACTCTATTTGACCATGTCGTATGCCCTTTTGTTAAACAAATGATGGAACGTGAGATATTTGTAGGAGAAGGTTTCTTGAACAAGATGCCTTGCGACTTTTATCTCGAATTTTGCGATTGTCAGGAGGTTAACAAATGCAATATGATGTATTCTAAATTGTTAGACATGAAGGTCAATTCTTTAAAGTTGGTCTTCTTTAGTGACGATGGTTTTATCATCTATAAGTCACAGTCCGGCATAGAGATTTACGAGACGGATTTCTCTAGTTGTGATTCTACAAATGGCTTCGCAGTTTTTACTGCTTATGCTTATTTGGCCAGCAAGGTCGATCTTCTCGACCGGGCGACAGGAATCATAAAACAATGCGGTTTTAGCACTACATTGCGGAATCCAGATAATAGATCGGAATATGTTACGTTGACACCAACTGAAGGTTTTATGTATTCTGGAAATAATGGGACGACCGGTTTTAACAATATAGCTGAGATTGGATTTTTTAGTAAGCTGTATGACAACTGTGTTGAGGATGGTGGACAAGTGTTGAGTGAGGATTTGATTAAGAAATCAGCATTCGACGGTGGATGGGAAATGACAGTAGTTCGTAGATAC